AAGCAGAATGGCGTTGAGATTGGCCAGCGAAGGCTCTTCGAAAGACTCAGGCAGGAGGGGTTCCTGATGAAGTCCGGAAGTAGCAAGAATCTCCCCACACAAAGGGCCATGGAACAGGGCCTCTTTGAAATCAAAGAAGGCAGCTATATTGACAGCAATGGCAATAACATTACGACTAAAACCACGAAGGTAACAGGAAAAGGGCAAATCTATTTCATCAATAAATTTTTAGCTGCATAGGAGGTAAAAATGGCAGTCAAAAACAGCCTGGCAACCAGGCAGAACAAGAAAATCGGTATTACAGCGTATCTCACAAACGACGCTGTAAAAGACCAGATCAACAAGGTTATTGGAGGAAAGAACGGGCAGCGGTTTATTGCAGCCATTGTATCGGCTGTAAACAATAATCCGGCACTCCAGGAGTGTACAAATCAGTCTATTTTATCAGGGGCTTTACTGGGAGAGAGTTTAAATCTCTCCCCCTCCCCGCAATTAGGCCATTATTACCTGGTCCCGTTCAAAGACAAGGAACGAGGAAAAGTAGCCACTTTTCAGTTAGGATACAAAGGAATTATACAGTTAGCCATCCGGTCAGGCCAGTATAAGAGATTGAATGTGCTGGCTATCAAAGAGGGCGAGCTAATCAGGTTCGACCCCTTGAATGAAGAAATCGAAGTCCGACTGATTGAGGACGAGGAAGAGAGGGAACAGGCTCCCACAGCTGGCTATTATGCCATGTTTGAGTATGTAAACGGTTTTAAAAAGGCTATTTACTGGTCAAAGAAAAGGATGGAAGCCCATGCACTCAAGTATTCATCAGGATATGCAGCAGATAAAAGAAACAAAAATCAGCATACCTTTTGGTCAAAGGATTTTGATGGTATGGCTTACAAAACCATGTTACGGCAGTTAATTACAAAGTGGGGCATCATGAGCATAGACATGGTGACAGCCTTAGATGGAGATATGGCTGTCATTAATGCTGACGGATCACACAGCTATGTTGAAAACGAGGAACTGCAAGTGGTAGAAGCCGAGGAGCCAGAAGCCCCACAGGAAGCGGATCCAGAAGTGCCTGGAAAATCCCAGGTGGTGAAGGAAGCTCCGACGGTAGCGGCTAAGGAAGATTTTATGAATCCTCCGGCATCAGCCGATAGTGTAGAGGATGCCCTTTTCGGGTAAGTGATGTAAAAATAATATTGCTGTCCTATCGGCATGACGGGGAAAACAGAGTTGGAAAACTGTATAAAACCTTTTGCATATGCAGAGTTGGAAAACTGCCTAAAACCTTATCAGCTGGCCCAGCGGCTAAACGGGGAAAACAATAGCAGCTTGCATAGCCGGTCAACTGCCCTAGAGAGGCACACTTGCTATGCCGGTTGCCATGATGGAAAAACTCTTCTATATCCGGCCCGGAATGCTTGGTATAGCGGATAAGTTCCGTGCTTCTATAAATAAAGGTTTGCTGAAAGGTTCTATATCCGGCCCGGAATGCTTGGTATAGCGTTGGAAGGCAGATCAGTTCGTACCTTTTGCGGCGTGCCATGATTGACGAACAAGCGATCACCTATGCGTGGTTGGTCATGGTGGGTTTCTCAACTGGTATATGTTCGGTACATATGAAAGGTTCCATATCCGGCTTCGGTGCTTAGGAATAGCTTGGTATGGCGTTGGGGATTATGACTACCGAGAACCTGCACGAAAGGCAGTTTTATGGCTAGACCCAAAAAAGAAGGATTAGACTACTTCGAATTGGACTGCCAGATGGATGATAAGATAAAACTCATACAAGCAGAATTTGGATTGAAGGGATTTGCTATAGTCGTCAAGCTCTTTCAGCTTATATACGGAGGGCATGGTTATTATGGTGAATTCGACAGAGATAGGCTCTTGCTTTTTGCGACGAATAACGGGCTGAGTGTTTCAACTGGTGAGGGTGACAAATTCATAATGCAAGTGGTGAATGCTTGTATGAAGAGGGGGATTTTTTCAAAAGACCTGTACGATCAATACAGTATCCTTACATCATCGGGGATACAAAAAAGGTACATCAGCGCGGTATCCAAACGCGAACAGGTTGAAATGGAAAAAGGCTACCTTCTTATTTGTGGTGTCCCAAAATACATAAAAGTAGTCGAAAAATTAGTTTCCGGTGCCGGAAACCCCGTTTCTTCCTCCGATAATACACAGAGTAGAGTAGAGAAGAGTAGAGAAGAGAATATTATTAATATAGAGCATTCGGCAAAGCCGAAAGCTCCTACACGGAGAAAGTATGGTGAATATAAGCATGTTCTCTTAAGTGATGCAGATAAAGAAAAGCTATATCAAGAGTTTGGAGAGAGCAAAACAAATATGGCAATTAAGTTCCTGGATGAGTATATGGAAAAGTCCGGGAAGCGATATAAGAATTTTGTCTTGGTTCTTAAAGGTTGGCCGATGGAAAGGGTAGAACAATCCATTAACCGTCAACCAAAGGATAAGCAACCTATACCAGGAAATAGATTTGACAATTTCACGCCCAGGGAGGAACAGCATAACATCAACGATCAGATGCTTAGTAAAACGCTGAAAAAACTGGAAGGAGGTACATGAGAGAAGCTTTTTTTACCGTGTACGGGGAGCCGTTTGGGAAAGAGCGGCCCCGGATGGCCATGGCAAGCGGTACCGTGTATACGCCAAGAAAAACCCTTACACATGAAAATTGGATCCGCTGGTCATATGTGGCGGAATACCCCGGTGGAGAGGGGTATTTCCCAGATGATTCAGAATTGCTGCTGGAGATTACAGCATACTATAAAATCCCCGGTAGCCAGCCAAAGCATATACAGGCCAAAATGCTAGAGGGATTGATAAAGCCGACAAAGCGCCCAGACATTGACAATATCATAAAGATTGTGGCAGATGCGCTTAATGGTCTGGCTTACAAGGATGATAAACAGATTGTCTCGTGCAGCTGCCAGAAGCTGTATGGTGCCAGGCCAAGGCTGGAGGTCAGGATCACGGATTTAAAAGAGAGGAAGAGAGGATGAGATGTTAGATTTTGGACAGCTTCAGGCTGATATCGTGAAGAACATCGTGAAAATGAAGCAGAAAGGCAGGAAAGCGGATTATAAAGTTTTCGCCCCAGAATGGATCGGTGCAACCGAGTATGTCCCAGTTGCTTATAAAGAGGTGATTATATTTTTGATTCCTCGTGATGAATATCTGCTGGACCCCGGCCTTTGGAAACGGGGGCTAAAACATGTGGATGAAATTTTTAAACTTACGGGTGAAGAAACGGAAGAGTTAACGGACACAGGTATAGTAAAGCAGTATGACAGCAAGATGCTTAAGGTTTTTGCGGATAAAGAGGGGGAATTGATTTTTGTGGATACCAAGCTGCTAAGGCCATTCGGCAAAGATAACCTGTTCCGCAAAAGCAGAAACCGGGCGGTGGTGTATGTAGTAAATGCATTTGGAATTGCCGGTTTAGTATGCGCTGTACGGGTTAAAAAGAGTGCCGACTATTTAATCGGTGCTGACAGGGAATTGCCTGACCGCACTAAGCCCAAAATTTACAAATCAGATTTTTGAGAGGGGGCAAAAAAATGCGAGAAAATTTCATTGAGTGGATCCGTGATGAGACTGTGGCCGGGGTTACTTTAACACAGGGCCGGTATAAAACAAAAATTGAACGGCTTGCCAAAGAGCGGCCGGATGAGTGCCAAATCATCAAAAGGAACGACGATGGCAGTCTCTTTGCCCACGTGCCGGTATCGTGGGTAAAGATTAGCCCGCCGAGGGAGTGCACGCTATCAGAAGAGCAACGCCGGGAAGCAGCGGAGAGATTAAAACTGATACGCAAGGCATAGCAATAAAAATTTCATGCGATTTCGGCGATTTCGGTGCTAGGGGTACATCTGTATACCCTAAGCACTTAAATACGAAATTTGAACGTTAAACTTAAGGAGAAAAAATGACAAGAAAACAAATCTTAGAGACCGCTGAGAAATGCGTAAATGGGGACAGAGATCAAAAGTATGGTTCCCCAGAAGACAACTTCTCACTGATTGCTGCGCTTTGGAGCGCATACTTAGAATGCGACATTGGGGCGGAAGACGTGGCAAGCATGATGATCATGCTTAAAATTGCAAGAGCTGCGGGCAGCTTTTATGAGGACGAGGACAGCTGGGTAGATATCGCTGGATATGCCGCTTGTGGTGGCGAAATCGCCA